AAATCTATATCTTTAAAAAGTAATTTAGTAGCAGGATTACCTATTATAAAATTAAGAGCATCTATTTTTGTTACCCAATCTCCTTTTGATATAGTATGACTTATACCTGTAACAGTTTGTACTAATCTATTACCAACATCCCCAATATTGAATTTATATCCTTTAGGTAATAAGTCTTGAGGAATTGTAAATAGATGACCTATAACTAACCCACCAATTCCATCCATTTCAATGGATAACTTAACAGGAATTATATTTCTATTTTTGGATGGAGAATTTGTGATTGATTGAAAATACACAATTATATCTTTTAAAGCATTTCTATATTCAGAAGCAACAGCATAGTTATTATATGAATTTTTATCAACTTGTTCTGTCTTTTTATCTTCAGAGAAAAATTTAATAATAGTAGATAAAGCAGATGATAACTGTTTATCTGTAGGTGAGGAGTCTGTGTTTGCCTTTAATATTTCTGATGGTGTTAATTTTCTAGGCATAATTCTATCTTCAAGACTTCTATTAAAGTCTATCATAGTATTATTTTGTATACCCATCTGCCCACCTTTAACTTGAGATCCTATAGCTATTATAGCCCCTTGCTCTGGGAATATTTGTGATTGTAGATTATATGCTCTTACTGTGCTTTTTTGGTTGTGAAGTTGTAGTTCAAATATATTAGTTTTAGTACTATATTCAGTAAAATTAACATCAATAATTCTTGCCTTGTTATCTATTGGATCAACATGTATTTCAAAATTACTTACATTACCTATAGCGGATTGAACTCCATATATCATATTTTTTAAATAGGTATATAGATTTATTTCATTTTTTTCCTTTTTATCTTTAGATGCAATTTCAGTACTAACAGCTAATTTATATAAGTAATTTAAATTTATATAAATAGCACTAAGTACTCCTACCTCGGAATATACATCATCTTTAAAGTAATCTCTTAATTTTAGAGCTTGTAAATAAGCTAAATTATTTACGGATTGTTTATTTCCTTGTACTATTTTTTTCTTTTCTTCTATTAATTGGTTAGCGGCATTTTGAACTTCAGTTTCTAATACACTTACATCACCGTTTGGATCTAAAACATTTTTTATAACGCTTGCATCAATTACAACAGTAGTATTAGTTTGATTTGCTATTTGTTGATTGTCCTGAAATAAACCTACTAGAGTATTATTGTTTCCTGCTGATGGTCCTATTGTAAATCCTATTTTTTTAATAGTACCTACGAATGTAGGATTTTGTTCTCCTGTAAATTCTTTTATTGTTTGGGTAGTATCCCCATTACTAATAGAAATTTTATCTACATTTTGATAAAAAGTATTAATTAATTCTTTTACTCTGTTTGTATCAACAGTATTATTTACTACTACTAATTCTTTAATATTTTTTAAAACAACATCATTAGTACTGTTAAGAATAGCTGATAGTTTTTCTTTATAATTTATATTAGAACTAACATCATATTGAACTATATTAGGATTAGCTACAGCTCCTTTTTCAGCAGCACTTTGTACTATACCCCCTTGCCATAATGGACTTTTAATAATACACGTAGAGGGATCTACTGATATTTGTAAAGGGTGAGCGGTGCATAATAATTCATTTCCATCTCCTTCATATGTGTTTTGATATAGAGATAATTCAACAATAGGATTTGATAGTTTAGTACCATTCTCTGCTGTTTTTGTGCCATCACTTATAATAACATGTTTGTTAAAGATGTCAAATAATGATTTTAAAGAAATATAACAATTCCAATTTCTTTGAATTATACTGTCAGGTGAATTATCAGAAGGTATTGATGAGTGATTTGCCGCTTGGAGTTCAATATATGTTCCATCAGTATCACGTAAATTTAATTCCCCACCTTTTGCAGGTGTATTGCAAGCATAATTGTATAGTTCATAGCAAATTCCTGCTATAATATTTTTTGAATAATGTTTATTAAATTCTCCTGCTATTCCTCCATTAAATATACCTTTAGCATCTCTATCACTACCATTTAAAGAATTATAATCTACATAATTAACTTTTAAAGATTCTATTATCTCACCTATTGATATTATAGTAGTTTGACAATCATATCCCCCATCAGGACGAGCACTCCATTGATAGTTTTTAACATAACCATACATTGCATCATAATTACCATTATGGTCTTTAGCTTTTTTAAACAAATCAAAAAATATTTGTTCTCTATTAGCTTTAGGATCATTAATTATATCATAAAATGAAGGATTAGTTTGAAATTTATTTTCATTATCTAAATAAGGAACCCATCCCCACTCTACCAAAGCTGTGTACCCAGGTCTCATATAAAGTAATTCTAAATCTTCTAATTGTTGAATACTCCAACATTGAAAATTTACTACTACTTCTCTTAATGAACCATATGCTGATTTTGATTTAATATCTATACTGGTAATACCAGGCATTGGGCGAATACCTGCAGTACCTGCTGTTGAAAATTTCCCATTAGTATAACTATATTTATTTCCTGATGGACTTACATTGCTGTATGCTTGGTCGGCTCCACCTATGCTAGATTTTAATTTTCCGTCTCCATTTAAAGTTCCACCTAACATAATATATTGCTTCGCTAAATCAGAATTTCCACTTACATTTACAGCAGAGCTCATTCTAACCCAAGAATTACGTGAGTTAAGATATTTTATTGCTTGAGGAGTTCTTTGGGAAATTGCTTCTTGGCGAACTTTTAGTTGACCTTGAATCGTTTGGGTGAATGTACTTCTAAATATTGACATAACATTTATCTAGCTTTATTAAATTCTTCAAATAAATTTAAAATATAATTTAAATCGGTTGGTATTCTTAATTGAGTACCGGGTTGTGGGAATAATGATCCATGAGTAGCATTGTTATTTGCCATTGATATTATCCACCATAATTGAGAATCATTATAATAAGAATAAGCTAGGGAATCAAGTCTATCTCCAACGGTAGTAACAACATACACATCATTTTCTGATAATGGTATGTTTGGGTAATACCTTTGTTTAAAATAAGGTCTACCTTTAATTGTTTGTGATATTATAGAATTTGTATAGCGATTCATGTTAAGGTTTTGTTACTGAAGATAGGTACTTTGCTTTATAATCTGGTTGAAGATATTGGTTAGTTTGATTAGGTAAATAACCAAAGAATCCTGAAGCAGAGTTGGCTGATTCTAGTTCATATTGAGGAGGTTTATTACCACTGTGAATTATAGTTAAGCTAAATGATGCTTTTAAATACATAGCTAATTTTTCATCTATATCCCAAGATGAATCATCAGGAATATCATAGCTTAAACTTTTTAAAATAGCATATTGATTTAATAAATATTTTCCTACATTTATTTTTAAGAATACACCACCTAATAAACCAGCACCATTATATGAACCAGCAGTTGTTGCGGCCAATTGACCTAATGCTCTATGTTTTTCATATAACTGCAATTTATTAAAGCAAGGTATATCTAAATTGAAAGATACATCACGATTAAATCTATTATAGATGTAGAAACTTTCAGCTCTACCTACATAATTAGTTTCATTCCAAGTAGCAGTAAAGTTATCTTTAAATCCTTTCATATATGCTGAAAATAACCATTCTTCTCCTTTTAATCCTGTTGCTGGGTCTGCTATTAAATCTCCAAAAGGGTTAATTGCTTGAAAACTAATAGTCATTATATCAGAATCATGTCTATCAAATTGTAAAGTATTGTTGTATATAGCTATACTTCCACTATCAAATACTTTTTTAGTACCATAATATCTAGAACCAGTTGCTGTTGAATCTAAACCCTTAATTCTGCCTGTACGAGAATCTATAGATGAAGAAGCAGCTGATGATAAAACTGTTATTGCATCTCTTAAATCACTATATTTTTTAGTACCTGCTGTGTATACAACTGCTGTTTGAGTTAATTGAGAAGGTGTTTTATTAGGTTCATTAAATGTAAGATTATTATAATCTTCAAGTTGAGCCTCTTTAGTATGATTAACATTTGCTCCAATACCTCCAATTAAATCTAATCCACTTGCAGGATCTGTTCTTTTAGCAGGTGGAACAAATTCAGTATAGTTTTCAAAATATTTATCTGATACACCTAAAGCACCTATATAGTTTATGTTTGATGGGTTACCACCTACAGTTGAATGCTTTTGAGGGGCTTTTTTATTAGGATACCTAGCGTCTCCGGTAAAGTCGTAGCGTTTAATAAGTGTATTTCCTATACCATAAGTTGAACCAGGACCTCCTAAGTATTTGTCTATAATTAATTCCTTAGGAGTAAAGTTAGGTAATTTAATAGGAATTTTAAACAACGCAGCCGCGTTATTTATCCAATTTGTTATTTTACTTAATGTAGAATCAGGACGTTTAATTAATAATTTAGATGATAAATCAACTAATCTATTTTTATCATTTTCATTATTGTATTTAGCAACAGATAAGTATTTAGTACTTTCATCTTGAATAGGTATTAAACCATGTCTTTCATAATGACGACCAAAAGCGTTAACAGATACTTGAGCAAGTGTATTTACACCTAAATTATATAATCGTGTAGGTTGTAATAAACCTCCGGTTGCTGGGCCTAAATCGCCTGATAGTAAACTGTCAACTAGTCCACCTAAACCTTTTTTAGTTTCTAATCTTGGATTTGATAATTGTAATCCAACTTGTTTAGCTATAAATAAAGTTCCTTTAGGTCTATCTTTTAAGAACGAAGATATACGTTTATTATCTTTAGCAGATGCTGCTTGTGCCCCTATAATTCCACCTCTAACAAAACCATCATCCATTGGTATGGATGGATTTTCATTATCTGGAATGAAAGATTGCACATAAGGTTGACCACTAGATCCTCCATTGAATCTATCACGGCCATACTTAAGCGATTTTAAGTCTGTTCTTAAATTAAGTAAAGGCATTATTTACCTGTGTATTTTTTCTTAGAATTATACTTGTCGTTTCCTACATCTAAGCGTGATGGTTGTGGTTTCATACCTTCACCACTAATAGTTCTCCATTTTACATTTGGTTTACCACTTACAGAATAAGTATAATGTAATGAATCTGGTGGGATTGGGTCTACACCAAACTTTGATGGTTTGTTACCTGCTAGACTAAGAATGCTAGTTTTTAATTTTGTTAATAAGTTCATGTTGTTATTGTTTAATATAAATATTTAATTATGCTAGACTATATGTATCTATTATTTGTTGTGAACCAAAATTAGCATTAGATGCTACATTTTTAATAAAAGGATTTTCACCCTGTATATATGCGATTGCGGGACGACTCATTACCCTATTTATGTTACTATCTATTCTGTCTAATGCACTTACCATAACATCCATATTTAGTCCTCCACCAAATATATTTGTAGCTTGAGGGCTATTTAATGGTAATACAGCTTCAGGTCCTGCTTCACCAATTATACCAAGGTGTGGTTTGAGGGCAACGATCCCTTTAGCATATTTTGGTATTTTTGATGTTGCTTCATCTTGTGCACTTAACATATAACCCATTAAAGCACCAATACCAGCTAATACTAAAGGTACTCCTATACCAATTGTTAGAGCAGTTGATGTTGTTATAGCGGATGCCCCTATTAATCCCATTTGAATAGCCATAGTAGTCAAGGAGCCTATCATTTTAACAAGAGAAAGACCAGCTAAGGCTCCCATAATACCATATAAAACAGCAGCATGTTTTGCTATATCGGCAAACATATCAAGCATTCTTCCTAAAGGACCTGCTATTAAATTACCAATTAAATCTTGTAGTTTTTCAACAGCATTATTAAATTTGTCAGCAGCTGATTGTTGTTGTATTTGTTTATATAAAGCACTATCTAATGGTTCACCTTGAGCTCTTAATGCTTTTAATTGATCATCAAGAGTCATTTTAGATACATCACCTAATTTATTAAATTTCTCTTGTTCAAGCAACATTTTACTTAATTCATCTCTACTTAAACCAAAGGCATCAGCTAATGATTTTTGAGCGATAACATTCATGTTTTGGAAATCATTTAAGTTTCCTACTTCATCTGTTATTGCTCTAGTAAGCTCTAATTGGTTACCTGTTAAAGAAGCGTAACGAGCTTTTTCTAAATTTATTTGTTTACCTGTTAATAATTCTGCTTTTAATTCATTTTCAATTGATGTTTCAAAATTTAAAAGCGATTCACCAATTTTATCTATAGTTTCTAAATTAGTACCTAATCTTCTTGCTTGTACAACTGCTTGTCCTAAAGCCTCAGGATTACCTTGAAATTTAATTAATATCCCTTCACTTAAATTAGCTACATCTTTTAATATTGTTCTTTGATCAATAGAAATTTTATTTCCTCTCTGAGCAGCCGCAGATCCTTTAATAACGGATTTTGTTGTTTCCTCTATCGATTTATTGTTTATAATAGATAAACGAGATAATTTACCCGCTTCAGATGCTGATAGCCCTATTAGTTCGGTTAAGCGAGAAAAATCTTCAGCTTGTTTTCCTGTATATTTACCTGCTACTCCTAGTTCTTGAGATAATTCACCTTGTGCTTTTACTAATCTATTAGTAGTAACAAATGCTTCTCCTGATGAGCGAGAATATTCAACAAAATTTTGTCTTAAACCATTTGCTTGGTCTTTACCAACACCTAATGATTTAGCTAATTCTGTTACTTGTTGATCGGCTTTAAAAGCAGCTTCTTTAAAAAATTTAAAGGCAGCTAAAGCTACAGCTCCTGTTGATAAACCTTCAAAAGCTTTACTAAAACCAGCTTTTATTATTTTACCAGTACTAGCTCCTTCTTTAGCTAGAGCTCTCATCTCAGTTACTGCTTCGTCTGTTTTAAGGAAATCTCCTATAATTGGAATTTTGCCAATAGCCTTAATTAAAGTTCCTGTAAGTCCTACTCTTTCGTCAATATATTTGTTTGCTTCTTCAAGAGCAAGTAATTCACTTCCAATTACATCGTTTATTTTTTGTGCTTTTTGTAAATTACCTGCTAAAGTAATGTTTTTATCTTTTAATGCTTTTGTAATCTGTATTGATAAATTTCTATCAGCTCTATTATTTTCAACTATAGCCTTACTAACATCTTTAGTTTTTAACTGATTATTATTGTATTTATCAGATAAACTATTTAATTCTTTTAATTCTTTACCTAAATCTCTATAGGTACTTTTAATATTAGATATTTCTTCTTTTTGAATCTTATTAGAAGCAAGTAAACTAGAAATATTACTATTAATCTTTTTGGCTACATCTTCTACCTGATTTTGTAAATCAGCATAGAAATTTAAATCATTAATATTAACATTAATGTTGGTTGGATTGCCTGGATTACTAGATTGAGATGTAGCCATATTGTGTTATTGCATCGTATAAATATTAAAAGCGCCTATTTTTTAGGCGCCTTTGCTGTATATGTCGGTTGTTTTGGAGCTATGTTTGGTCGTGATACGTCCTTATTAGAAGTATTTTTTAATGTATTTGATTGTTTTTCTTGTTCTTGTTTTAGTTTTTCATAATGCTCTTTTAATGTTTCGTAAGTAAATCTACGCAACCATAAAGGCATGTTATAAACAGTATTCCAATCATATCCACCTTGACCATTAAATACAATTTCGTGGATTATTTTAAATAACGATAATCTATATTCCGGAGTCAGGCCAAAAAAAGTTAAGACTAACAGGAATGTCTATACCCTCCCCTGTATAGTTTTCATCATCAGGCATAAATTTCATATTAATGTCTGGAGTGATTTGTGCTACATATTGGCGTAGGGCTCTAGCGTCTGGTGCTAGTAAGGCATTATCAATAAAATCACGAATTGATTTTTGATCACGGTCACCATTGATTGAAGTGATCATATATTTTAAACGGGTTGTTAATTCTGATGATGAATTTGGATTTACTTTTTGTAAACCTTTAATTTCAGCTTCAATTTTTTGTTCATCACCATGTGTCAATAACTTAAATGTTATTTGGTTTTGTGTTGATGGTAATGTAAATGGAAAATCATTTATACCTCCTTTAAATAAATCAAAACTAACTTCTTTATCTTTTAATTGTGATAAATCAATAGTATAATCTTTACCATTATATTGAATAGTGTAATCTTTACCATATCCTAAAACACGAGCAGCAACTAATATTGCATTTTTATCACCAACTAATAAATCACCATAATTAATATCAGTGACAATCATTGATTGCAATAATTTATCTATTACTGTACCATTTCTTAAATAGTTAGCATTAGTAAGAATATCTTCTTCTTTTGCTGTCATATATTTCATTTCAATTTCACCTTTAGCAAGTGGTGATTCTTTAGGGTACAATAAACCTTTTGAAGGCAATGTAACTGTTTCGGTTGGAACTTTAAATTCGGCCATATAACGTTTTTATTTGTTGTATATATAAATATATGCAAAAAAAAGACGTTTGCCAAAGCAAACGTCCCTTTTATATAAATTGAATGTAAATTAGAAATTCAATACGCAGTAATCCATAGCGATTGTAGTTGTCAAGTTAATTGCTGCTTCGTTAGCCCAATCGTATTCACCGAATGTAGCTGTTTTAACGTAAGCACCTTTAACTATCCACTCACCTACGATATCACCTACTGGGCCTAAAATATCTAATGTTAAGTCTTTTTTGTAAAAATCAGAATATCCGTCACGACCAGTTACTGATTCGTGAGCCAAACGAGCCCATTCCATTACTGCTTGCGCACCACTTGGAGTTACGGGATCGTATAAGTTTAAAGTCATATCATTCCAACGTACTTTACCTTTTACTTTACGGTAAACGTTGATATGATCTAATATGATTTCACCAGCTTCAAATCCAGGTGCTGTTGCACTCTTGATTAAGTATGCTGGGATACCATCTATATACATAATGAAACGATTCTGAACTTTTGGTTCAAAAGCGGTAAACATTATTTCATTTGCATCTAATACTGCCATTTTATGTTAAATTTAATTGCTATTAATAAATATTAGGAACCACATCCCCCTATGCAGGGAATGTAGCGCCAGTTGGTAATATGTTAAAGTTCAAAATGATAAATTCAGCAGTTTTAGTTGGTTGAATGTATATTTGACCTACTAATTGGTTTCTATCGATTACATCAGCTGTGTTATTTGTATCATCCATAATCACTCTGTAAGCGTATAAACCTTGTCTTTGAACTACTGATTCCATGTATGGATTAATTTGAG